TTCTATGATACCAAAAATTTTTTGAATTGTCAAGGGGGGATCTTAGCATATGCGTTCAACGGATTTCCTGGTCTGGCCGCCTGTGGGGAAAGGGATTAGTGTATTTAATTTGGGTCTATAACCATAAATATATTTAGCTTCCTCTTTCTCCAAATCCGCAGCCTCGCAATACTCTATTAGTCTGATACTAATTTTATGACCCAGACTATAGGCCCGCCGCAACTCTTTATAGATTGGTCTATTGTATTCTTTAGACTCATCACAAAAGGTATGACATTTGTGTGCAATCCAGCGGTTCAATAGGTTGGTACTCTTACCAATATATACTAGCTCTTCATCACAGAAGATTCCGTATATGCCGCTCTTCTTGTCATACTTCTCTTTGACTTCTGCGGGGGTATTATTGTATAGTTCATCAATCATTTTCTTATGTTTCTCTGTCATAATAATTTTCCTTTCTTTGGCGGACTTTTTTATTTAATTTTTTTCTTTCTCTTGCCGCCTCACTATATTATAAAGAAACCACTGATAGCATTTGCCACCTTTGCCCAAAAATTTCAGAAAACTTTTCTGATTTGTTAAAAAAATTTTTAGGAATATGATATAATTAGATAAATGTAAAGTTTTCTTGACATTGGGCAAATAGCATTAAGAAGGATACGCGGTTTTTGATAAAAGATAAAAGAAGGAGATGATTGTATGAGAAGTCCATATAATCCAAAGCCCGAGACATTAGAGAAGTATTATAGGATAATAGATACTTGGCTTACTAATGGTTTTAATGGGGCCGCGGCTTATTTAACAGAATATCCTAACTCTAGTAATGCAACAGCTAAGAGAGAATTCAATAGAATAAAGAATTATCCTGTAGTGATGTAGTACATCAATACTGTGCGGCAAATGGCATTTGAGGACAAATGTATTGACTCTATGCGCATCACTGAAGAAATTGCGGACTTAGCCTTTGCGCCCAAAGGAGATAAAGATGTACCTTCCAATGTTAAATTAAAAGCGCTTGAGATACTGAATAGGTCAATAAAAGATGACGAGCTACTTAAACAATAGAAAGAAAGCAATAGTATTGTAATTGAGTTAGAAGAGGAAGATTCAGATGAAGATAACACTGAAGCGGAATCTATTCAATAAAATCTACTTGCCGCACCTCACTGACTATACACACCGGTATGAAATCTATTATGGCGGAGCTGGTTCGGGCAAATCCAAATTTATCTCATAGAAACTGGTCCTGCGCGCCTTTAATGAACGCCGCAAGATTTTAGTATTAAGGAAAGTCAATAGCACAACTAAGAATTCTACCTTTTAGCTATTGTTAGATACTCTTGCTGATTGGCAGCTATTGGATAAATGTAAAGTAAACAAGACAAATTTCCAAATAGAGCTGCCAAATAAGTCTATGTTTATATGTATGGGCTTAGATGACCCAGAAAAACTTAAATCTATAGCGGGAATAACGGATGCTTGGCTTGAAGAGGCAACTGAATTTACTCTTAATGATTTTAACTAGGTAGATTTAAGAATTAGACAAAAGGTAAAGAATAGCTAGATAATTTTATCTTTTAACCCAGTTAGTAAAGCAAATTGGTGTTATCTAACCTTCTTTAAGGAGAATGCGGAATTAGATGATTTTAGGCAGCATTGTTTAATTGTAAAGAGTAATTATAAGGACAATAAGTTCTTGCCGCAATCATATATAGATTCTTTGCTATTGTTAGAGAATACTAACCAAGTATATTATAGGATATATGCTTTAGGCGAGTTTGGTAGTTTGGATAAATTAGTATATCCATCTTGGCAGTCTTTTGAATTTGATTATAAGAAGATAAGCGGCCAGACTTGTATAGGGCTTGACTTTGGATACGTTAATGACCCTACTGCACTCCTTCTCTCTATAGTTAGTCCTGAGGAACATAGGATTTACATCTATGATGAATGGGGCGGGACTGGTTATTTAAATGACGCCATTGCCGCACAGCTAAAAGAGATGGGTTTATCTAAGTCTGCTATTGTTGCTGATTCCGCCGAGCAGAAAAGTATAGAAGAGATAAAGCGTCTTGGTATAAGAAGAATCATTCCTGCAAAGAAGGGGCCAGATTCTGTCATACAAGGTATTCAGAGAGTTAAGCAATATGAGATAGTTGTACATCCTAAGTGCATTATGATTATTGAGGAATTGCAAAACTATGCTTGGCAAAAGGACAAGAGCACAAATGAATACATAAACAAACCAATAGACAAGTACAATCACTATATGGATGCTTTAAGATACAGTATGCAATGCTTAGATGACAGACCTAAACTGCAAACAATGGATAAGAATTTATTATTCTAAGAGGAGGAAGATAGATGAACGTATATAGATTAGATAATAAAGATGAGTTGACCCCTGCGCTTATTAAGAGAATAATCTATTAGTTTAGACAATGTGAGTTGCCGCGCCTGAATAAATTAAAAGATTATTATCTAAATAAGACCGCAATTCTTAAAAGGGTGCAAGTGGATGATACTAAACCTAATAACAAGGTAGTGCATCCTTATGCCCAGTATATCACTGATACTTTAACGGGTTATTTTATGGGTGAGCCTGTTGTTTATTCATCCTCAGAAGATATTGATGCTTTAAGAATGACCTTTGAGTATAATGATGAATAGAACGAGAATATGGAGCTTGCTAAGAATTGCTCTATTTATGGGAATGCGTGGGAATATATTTACATAGACCTAGATGGCAACATTAGATTTACTGCTATTGATACAAAGGAAATTATTCCCATCTATGGTAAGACAATAGAGAATGAATTAGTTGCGGTCATTAGATTCTATGATGAATACAATGTTATAAAAGACGTAATTGAAACAATGGTTGAGGTCTATACTGATACTGATATAATTAAGTATGTTGCGGCTCAGACACTGGATACCTTACATTTTGTAGACGCCATCCAGCACTACATTGGTTCTGTTCCTTTTGTACAGTATAGAAATAATGATGATGCAACAGGTGATTTTGAAGGCGTAATTTCACTTATTGATGCTTATGATACTCTTGTTTCTGATGACTTGAATGACTTTGAGTATTTCTGTGACGCATACCTTGCTTTATACGGCTATACTGCTGATGCAGATGATATTAGAGCAATGAAGGAAAACAGAGTTCTTCTGCTAGACCCTGATTCTAAAGCAGAATGGCTAATTAAACAAGGTGATAGTGCCGGTGTAGAACAAGAGAAAAGCAGAATAGAGAAAGACATTCATAAATTTAGCAAGACACCTGACAGCTCAGATGATAACTTTAGCGGCAATACTTCTGGTGTAGCAATGAAATACAAGCTGCTTGGTACTGAGAACCTAGGAAGCATTAAAGAGCGCAAATTCAAGAAAGGGCTTCAACGGCGCCTTGAAATCCTTAGCTATTTATTTAACCTTTTGCGCAAAGGGTCATTTAACTGGCTGAATGTTGAAATTGTTTTCACAAGAAATCTGCCTATTAATGAGGATGATATTTCTAGTATGGTACAGAACCTTGATGGCATTGTTTCTAAGAAAACTCTGCTTTCACAACTGCCATTTGTAGAAGACCCAGACCAAGAGCTAAAGCAACTATAGAATGAGCAGGCTTCAACTATTTATTATGCGGCCGGCGCTTTTTCCGCCACAGGGACCAGTGATGATGAATGATGAACTGGAATGCCGCACGCAAAATTTCAAATAAAACATTTGCCCTGGGCGCAGGTTGGGAGAACAAAATTTCTCAGATGATTCTTTTGCTCTTGTCTAAAGAAGATGATTCTGTTAATATAGATGTTGTTTTGCTATTGTCTTATTTGGAACAAGAGCTAGATAAGATTGCTGCGGAACAAATTGCGGCCCTAGATAATATTACTGATTTAGCTTATAGATATGCCTTGGCCGCAACACTAGATGAATTAGATGATATTGGATTCACCATTCCATCTTTGGCTATTGGTTATGATAAGAGCTGGTTAGGGGATGGAAAGGACTATTCTAACAGAGTTCTTATTAATATGAAGAATGCTAAATCAAGAATACAAGGATTGCTTCTAGGTTATCAGGGAAATGACCCTACAGTGTTGATGGGGCTATTGTCTGAAGAACTAAAGAAAATAGATAATGAATGGAAGCGTCTTTTAAGAACAGAGATTGAGGCTTGTTATTCTCAAGGGGCTAGAGATGCAAACTTAATGAAGGGTGCACTTACAGCGGTTATTGAGAATGGAAGCCCTTGTGATGCAATATGCGCTCAATATGTTGGTGAGCATGAAGTACCATTGAATGGCCGCCTTGGTATTGATTTGCCGCCTTACCACCCAAATTGCAGATGTGTATTTTTGGGCGTTTTTGGGCAAGATAGATAAAAGAGTTTTAAGATTTTTTATTAATAAGTGAGGGGCTGGCAATGTCCAGTAACTCAGGGAGGAAAAACATGGATAATAATACCAATAATACCAATAAAGAACAACAGGTAGAAACTAAGACCTATACACAAGCTGAAGTAGATGACTTACTACAAAGGGAAACTGATAGACGAGTAACATCTGCTTTAATGAAGCAGCAAAAGAAATTTGATGAAGCTCAAAAGCTGGCAAATATGTCCGCTGATGAAAAGAGTAAATATGAGTATGACCAGAAAATGGCGGAACTCACTAAAAGAGAACAAGAGCTAACCAAAAAAGAGTTGATGTTAGAGACAGAAAAGCAGTTGCGGGAAAAGGGTCTACCAACTGAGGCCGCACAGTTCATTGTGGCTATTGATGCGGAAAATACCAAAACCAATATTAAGGTATTTGAAGCAATGTTTAATAAAGCAATAGAAACTGAGATAAATAAGAGAATTGCTACGGGCGCGCCAAAAGTTGGAACTGGTAGCGGTTCTGCCATTACTCAGGAACAATTTAGAAAGATGAGCTTGTCTCAACAAGCTCAAATATATAGAACTAATCCAGAATTATATAATGCGCTTACTGGGCGCTAATATATCAATTTATTGTAAAGGAGATTTTAAATATGGCAAACACGGTTTATGAGAACCAAGTCTTAGCTAATAAGCTGACTGATATTTTAACTACTAAAGTTGACCTACAGGGTTATATGACTGTTGATACCAGTCTTACTGAAAACGCTGGTATGAAGAAGGTTATTAATACATATACTGCAAGCGGTAATGTGGAAGATTTAGACATGGGAGAAGGCAATACTGGAGATATTTCTGTTAGTTTCACTCCTAAAGAGTATGAAGTTGGAGTTACCCAGGGCCGCTTCCAGTACTTTGATGAGCAGGCTATGCAAGACCCTTATGTTGTTGAGGCTGGTCTTGATGGTCTGGCCAAGACTATGGTGAATGATTTCACTAAGAAAGCAGTTGCTGAGCTGAATAAGGCTACTCTGACTGTCACTAATGCGGCAGATGCTTTTTCTGCTGTTGTTGATGGCTTAGCTAAGTTAAATAGTGAGACTGAGCAGGACTTATATCTGCTTGTTGCTCCTACTGACTTAGCTATTCTGAGAAAAGATTTACAGGACAAGCTGTCTTATGTTGAGGATTTTGTGCGGACTGGTTATGTTGGTCATGTGTGCGGCGTCCCTGTGATTGTATCTAAGGCTGTTGCCGCTGGCAATATGATTCTAGCTGCTAAGGACGCTGTTACTCTGTTCATTAAGAAAGATACTGAAGTTGAGCAGGATAGAGAGCCTAATACTCGTAACAACATTGTGTATATTAGAAAGGTTGCTGTTGTTGCACTGACTGATAGTACAAAGGTTGTTAAGATTTCTACTACTTTTGCTGCTTGATTTTAATTGAGTGATACGGCCCCGGATTATTTGTTTAGTCCGGGGCTTTTTTGAAAAGGAGATGTTTATATGACAATAGTAGAAAAAGTAAATGCGCTAATAGGCCCGGCCGCATCTAATCACTTAGGACAAATTAATGCGCTTTGTGATATGTGCAAGGATGAAGCCACTCAATTCTGTAACTTAGATGAATACACAGAGAAGTTGGATAATGCTGTTGTCCAGATGGTGCTAGAGAGATACAATAGACTAAACAATGAGGGAGTCAGTTCTACCTCCGCATCTGGCATTACTGAAACCTTTTTTGATGGATATAGCCAATCTACTTTATCTATGTTAATTAAAAATAGAAAGGTTAAGGTGTTAAAATGAAACAAGATATTATTACTAGAATAGAAACTACTTTAACACCTGATGGCAATGGCGGCTATACAGAAGAAACTATTGAAACAGGCAGCTTTGATGTAAAATTGTCTGTTAGTAACAATGAGGCAGAAGCCACAGCTTATGGTGTTTCTATTGAACAAGTTCTTAAAGTAATTGCGGATGTGCCGCTTTTGGAGGATGAGTCTAGTCTATATATTATAGTAGGCCCAGCAGGAGCACAAGGACCTAAAGGTGATTCTGGAACCCAAGGCCCTAAAGGTGATAAGGGAGAAAAAGGAGATCCTGGTGAAAAAGGTATTCAAGGCCCTAAAGGTGATAAGGGAGAAAAAGGAGATCCTGGTGAAAAAGGAGAAAAAGGCGATACCGGTCTTCAAGGCCCACAGGGTGAAAGAGGCCCAAAAGGTGATACTGGACCCCAGGGAGCTAAAGGTGATAAAGGAGACCCTGGTATTCAAGGCCCTAAAGGGGAACCTGGTGAGACTGGTCCTCAAGGCCCAAAGGGGGATCAAGGTGAACAAGGACCAGCTGGCCCTAAAGGAGATGCTGGATCCCAAGGCCCTCAGGGTGAAAGAGGTCCACAAGGATTGCAAGGAGAGCAAGGCCCTAAGGGAGATAAAGGAGACCCTGGCCCAAAGGGGGACCAAGGTGAACAAGGCCCTAAAGGTGAACCTGGTGAGATTGGTCCTCAAGGACCACAAGGTGAAAGAGGCCCAAAAGGGGATCAAGGTGAACAAGGACCACAAGGCGCTCAAGGACCTGCTGGACCCACCTATACTATCACAGAGATGGATTATGAGGCTATTGCCGCAATAGCTATCACTAAATTGACTAATGCGGAGGAGGTCAAGTACTAATATGAGTAAAGTATATTTAGAGGATTCAACTCTTACTAATATAGCTAATGCCATCAGAGCAAAAGCAGGAAATTCAACTTAGCTCTTGCCTAGTGAGATGCCCGCCGCAATTACTGCTTTACCTTCTGGCGGCGGTGAAGGCATCCCTGAATATTATATTCCAATCCCTTCCGCAAATGAATACTCTCTAGGTAGAGTTGGTTCAGGAACTCCGCTTGAATATAACTGGATTAAAATACCTTTCTCCGCTTCAAAAAGTGAACTAGATGTAACAATATTAGGATTTGATAGCGCAGAAGATTTCTTAAACAGATGTGTTTACTTTGCTTTTGCTGGAAACGTATAGTATAAGAGTTCAAGCTCAAAATTGCGGTATAATAAAATTATACTACCTTGGCTAAGAAATGACTATTCAGCAACAGATGCAAGTTATAATACTGCAATTAGTGATTTCCTCTCTAAGAATGCTGGTATGATAGCTTATGGAACAGTCTCAACTGAAACATACGGCTACGGGTTAAACTAGTCAACTAACCATGACTCAAACTTTGGCCCAGGAGTTCAAGATGCCGCAGATAATATGCCTGGGTGCATTGGTATTCTTCACTATGATGGCTTTACAGAAGGAACCTCTGGCTACAAATCAATTCCTTATGCTTTTGAGGCTTGGGCATTAAATTCTACTGGTATCATTACCTTTTGGGGAATGAGAACAAAAAAAGGCTCAGAAATACAAGCTGTACAACATACAGATAGACCCTTTGTTGGTGGCTATTATGTAGATGTAATCTCATTACCAAGAAAGGAGAATTAATATGTATTATTATTTCTTTGATAAGAATAATACTTATTGTGCAAGCGGCAATCCGCTAAAGAATCCACAAGCAAGAGCAATAACAAAAGAGGAATATGATGCTTTAGAGGAAAAGGCCGCCGCACAGAGAGAAGAAGAAGAGAAGAAGCAGCTACCTTATATCATTATTGCTCTTGAATAGGAAATACAAGATTTAACAGACCTTTTTACAGAGCTGATGGTAAAAGTAGATGTTGAAGAACTGCTAAAAGTAAGGGAGGAATTGAGGAATGGAAGTAATTAAAAAGATTTACTTTCTTTATAATGGGAAAAAATATGAATTGAGAGCACAAGTACCTTATAGAAACCAGTATCTTGTTACTCTTGTGGAAGTGACTGAATAATATGGCTATTTTTAGTGTAGAAGTAATAGATGGTGCGCTCTATTGTGAGATAACGCCTGAATCATTGGGGTTAAAGACTGAAACATCTAGTTAGAAGATTCCTATCAATTATGGCATTGCTATCTGGCAATCTATAGGAGCTAACTTCTTAAGTGCGGCCAGGGCTGCTTGTCCTATTGATACTGGATTCTTATACAATAATATTGAATACCAAGCAGATGAGGGTGGGGTAGAGATGCTATCAGGGGCGGATTACTCTGTATACCAAGAATATGGAACTTCCAAGATGCCTCCTCAACCCTACTTTGAGTCATCTATCCAGGCCGCATTAGAATAGGCTATGCCAACATTCCAGTACATTGAACAATAGTATGAAAGTGTAGATGCCAAATTGAAAGCCTTGATGAAGGGGATTGGCGGCAACCTTCCAGCCCTACAAAGGCAACTCTCTCAAATAGATGCCGCCATATCTAGCTTTACTGGCATGATTAAGTTAATGGCATAGCTAGGGATAAATAGGACTCTTGACCTATCTTATTTATACCAGTTAAGATAGACTATTGTGTAGAGAATCCAATATTTACAATACCTAGAACAGCAGAAAAAAACAGCTGAGATGGCAAGAGGAAAAGGTTAGGCCGCAGCAACTCTGCATTAGTTTGCAAGAATGTTTGGTTAGATAATTGGAACTCTTATATCCTCAATAATAACACCATATTTTAACACTATATGGGAAGGAACTGAGTCCTCTCATAATTCATCATTAAGGTCAAAAGGGAGTGTGAGCAGATGAAAGATGTAAAACAAATGGTTTTTAACGCCTTGGCCGCATTAGATATACCAATTCAAGATAACCCAGTTAAGCTAAGTCATAGAGATGCACCCTATGCAATTATCAGAACAATAGGCGCACCTCAAACAAAATACAAGAACTATTATAAGATGAATTGGCTATTGCGGGTGGACGTTTTTTCTAAGTACAAAGGCGAGAAAGAAATACTTGACTATTACAGCTAGGTATTAGATAAATTAGATACTTTGCGGCAAGAGGAAGGAATTACTTATATATTTCCAACAATTAGTATCATGGATGACAAAGAGCTTGGCCCTATCACTAAGCACGGGGTTATCTCTATTACTATTGATACTTAGGAGGGGGTGGCTCAAGAATGAGAGGATTTGATTGTTTAATTAGCATAGCTGACCATCCAGTGGCGGCCCAAATTAACGCATCCTTGGACCGCATTACCGACACAGCAGACATTACAGACAATATTACTATGCAATGGAAAGAATCTTTATCTAATTTAAAAGAATGGAGAGTCATCTGTAATGGGGCCTATGTTGCAGATGATGAGGCCCTTGCCGCCCTAGAGGATGCGTTCTTGAACAATAGCATAGTGAATATAAAATTAAAATCTAGTGAGATTAGTTATGTTGGCAAGGCGTATATCATATCTTTTCCTATTGGCGCTCAATATAATGGGGATATTACTTACAATATCTCTTTCTTAGGGAGTGGACCTCTACAGAAGGAGAAATGAGATATGAAGGTTTATAAGAATTGGTTGGGCTAGTTCCGCATCATTAAACTAGATATGCGGCATATAGAAATGTTCTTTGCT